GATAGCGGCTCCGTTCTTATCTCTTCATTAGGCATGTTGTCTTGCGCTTGATTGCCAAACACCGCATTTGTTACTTCTGGAGAATATCCAGCCGCTAACAGATCTTGCGCTGTCGGATTGCCAAGAGAAGTAGCGTAAGCTCTTGCGTCCTCGATGCGTGTTTGCTCTGAAACAACCGGAGCTGCTTCTGCTTGTTCTGGCTCGCCCATTGATGGGCTTGTGCTCATTACATTTGGCTGCGGCTCTGGATCGGGATAATACCGCTGATACTCTGGCGTTTCTCTGCCATACTCTTTGCCGTTTAGCAAAATAGACCCTGGCCTGGTGATTGTAACATCAAGCGTTTCTTCACCGATTTTGACGTACCCACCGCTAGACATTTCCGTCAGAATATCATGCGTACCAGTTTCGGGATTAAACACGCTTTTTTTGTTTTTAAGTGTTTTAGGATCCAGACCAGCCTGTTTTATACGTGCAGCTGCATTGTACTTTTCAACTTCATCGTCTGTAAAATTACCAAGTAAATCACTCATTAAATAATCCAGTACCGCTAAAACGAGATCTTATTGCTGCTTTGAAAATAACGAGTTTATCAAGCGCTTGCTGTTGTTGCGTTTGATCCAAGTTATCATACCAACTTTGTACGCTGTTTATTGGGTCATTAGGATCAATGCGAAAACCTAGCGTAAAGTCGTTTATTTGTTGTTCTAAATATTCGTTATACTCTACTCTTAGTGCAGCTGTGTAACCAACCATAAACTGGTCTATTTGCTTTTGAGCAAACGCAAACATTTCTTCCCTAGTCATAGGGTTTTGGGCAATTTGTCTTTTACTTGTTTCTCTTAATAATTCTCTAGATGCTTTTTCAAATGCTGATTTAGATGCTTTAGCTAAATTATCGTCATTCCCAATTGCTTGTAATTCGTTATATTTAAAAGCTAACTTGATATCGTTTGTTGCTTCACCTAATGCCTCGTCACTTTCAGACTGCATTAGTTGCACTAAGTCTCTATGCTGCGAGGCTTCTAACAGTGGGCGGCTATTATTTAGTTCTGTAGTTGTAAGCATTCCAGCTTGTGCCGTTGCATACAGTCGGCTGTATTCTGCTGCGCTTCCTTCACCAGGTGCAGCAAAGATGACATTTGTATTTACATCTAGTTCTTTTGCCAGCTGATCTTGTTGCTCTCTGTTTAGCCAAAACTGACCTCTTGCGCCTAATCTATCATTAATAAACCGTTTTACTTCTAGACCAGCAGCACCCTCTGGATACTGGTCTTCAAACATAGCTAGGTCTGACGCATTAAGTATTTGCGCCATGATTTCTTTTGTAACAGGCTCGCCATTATGCACACCTAAAGCAAAGTTATATGCTTTTGTATTTAGTCTGTTTTGTGTTTCAAGGTTTTCATCTTCTAGCTTTTCTTGAAAATCAAAAAACTTTGTTGCGTCTGCAATTGTATCTTGTAGAATTTGGTTTGCTTCTTCTGGCGGTATGGCTTGCAGAACATTGATTACGTGCGTAGGAATAGCGCCACTTACTTGCATTTCTTCAGCAGTTATTTCACCCCTTCGCACTCTTTCTATTTCAATAAAGGCATCGTAGAGCTGAGATGCTGTATCAATGCTAGATCCGGCATAGGCTGGCATAAGTCGCTTTGCTGCTTTTAGTAAAACGCGCTCGCTTACAGATTTGCCATCAAGCTGCACAATGTTTGGATTTGCACCGCCATGCTCAACTGCCTGATTATAAGTGACCTCTAGCTGCGTTAGTTCCATAGCAACTTCGTCACTTGTGAAATCTAAGTCTGGTTTTGCAAGCATATCTACAACTTGCGCTTCTCTTGCGTCCAACGCTGCTTGTCTGCGCTTTTCTATCTTTAGATCGACAACTTCTTTTAATCTAAATCGTATTGGTATTTCTGCTTGCTTAAAACTATTGTCAAAATCAGCAAGGGCATATTTGTTTTGCCCTACAGTTTTACGCAAGCTTTCTTGTATTTCCTTGACGCCTTGCTCATACTTTAGCTCGCCATCAAAGATATTACCTATGTCACGACTTTCGCTTAGAGTGCTTGATAACTCCATCAGGCTTTCTTTTGCTGCAAAAATAGCTTCGTTTTTCTGCGTTTCCACGAGCATCTTATAACGCATATTTGTATATTCAGCGGCCTCGCCTAATGCCGTTGTAAGCACAGCTCCTTTTTGTAGCTCCGCATTTACAAATGGTGTAGGGTTCATGCGAGCTGTAATACGCGCACCTGGTGCTCGATCACTTAATTGCGACTGTGCTCTGTAAACTGGTATTCTCATATTTTACCCGAACATATTATTGCTGTAGCCAAATCGTGCAGCACTACCCAAGCTACCGATAAAGCTTGACGTGCCTTGTGCTCGCAATCCGGCTGCTTGTGCGCCACCTTCCATGCGTGACAGTTCTGCGCTCAGTCGTGCGTTTTCTTGCTGATCATTAATTTGCATGTTTGTTACCGCGTTATTAAAATCAGCTACCGCCATGTCATATTCAAACTCTCTAGCGTTTTGCCGTAGAACACGCATGGGCGTACCTTGTGATATTTCAATACCGTTGGCTGCATAGTTTGCTATGACAGAGCCTTGTGCTTCAGCAAAACGAAAACGATCTACACGTTCTTGCAACACCGCATTGCGATTGATGATTTCGCGTTGCTTTTCTAATAGATCTACATCACGCTCGATAAGCTTTGCGTTAAACTCACCCACTCGCTTGGCTGCTGCTGCTGCTTTATTTGACGCTCGCTTTTGTGACGCACCGCCAAGTATAGTAAGACCTAATGTTGCAATTTCAAAAAAACCCATTCAACACCTATACATCATGCGTATTCATGCGCGGATACAACGCTAATACTGTCATTGGCAGTGGTTGGGATTGCTGCACAAAAATGCGGTCACCCTCTTCAAAACCACCGGGGAATTCTATGTCTTTATCTCCGGTAAAAAGCGGCACAGCGGTATCCATGTCCATGCTGCTATCCCGAAAAAATATTCTATCTGCATTTACGGCACTTGTGCCGACCTCTGCACCCACCGTTTCATGGAAGCGCAAGGTAACATCATGTATGCGTTTTGGTTTGCCCTGGCTTGTGCCATCAGCTGATCCAGCCTCAATACGCAATGTTTGTAGTTTGCTGGTATATCCAAGCCCTACCGCACCACTGGTAATGGCGAAATCAAGCGTAATACCACCGCTAGAGACAGTCTCGTCAGGGTGTGTTGCACCATTTGCCAAAACAGACGTTGATGCTCCCTCTAGATGATACAGCCCTGACAGCGTTGTTGTGGAGCTCCCAGAGTATGCCAGCCCACTATCAACAAAGAATGCAGCAGTCGTATCGCTTCCAAAATCAAAAGTTTTCATCACCTCAACGTATTGCTTTGTCTGTCCGTTGATCGTTCTTTTAACAATCATGTACAGCTCATCCTCACCACTGTCGGTGGGCAATGAGATAATGCTTTCTACTCTAGCTTGACCAGTTCCAAACACACCGCCCAAGACATGCTTGTGCCAAGCAACAATTTCTTCTTCACGTCTGTATGTTAGACCCAGCAATGTACCATCAGCTCTACGCGCCCACACAATACTTTCTGGCTCTTGCTGAAACGCAAATTCTTTAATGCCACCTTCGGTCAGGTGTTCTGCCAAAACAGTTATGTCAGGCGCTGTGTAGCCGCCTACGTCCACTTCACCGACATAGCGAAACTCACGCACTTTTCGCGCACCACGTTGGGCAAAGAGCGTAACATCTGCCACTTGCACCACTTCGCTATCGATGCAGCCGTAGTTGCTATACTTACGAATAACTGTTGATGTAGGCGTTACCGGACTGCCATTGGTTGTTGTTAGCACATATTCACCACCGGATGTGCCGATATTAAGAATTCTTGTAGCCGACAGATACCTAATCGCGTTTACCTTGTTTGATGCAATCGTATAAATCAGCGCATCATTGTCAGCTGTGCCAGTAGTAAAATTCAAATAATCTGCGTTTTTGCTAAACCACAAGGTCTGTGGCTGGTTATTACTTGCTGCGAATACAAGCCGCTGTTCAAAAAATGTCACCACGCTAGGATAGTTGTTTGACCCTACGAGGCTTGGCGTATTGTTTTCCGTTATGGTTGGCGTGGCAAACGCCCAGGCATTATGATCTGTACGTGATAGTGTTCTTACAGCATGGCTTGGATGCACCAAATACATTACGTCAGCAGACTGAGCAAAACGCACATCGTTTATCTGTGCAGACGTATAAGGCGTTGCAACTTCGTAGATCTTATCAACTTGCACACCTGATCCAGTATATGTTGTAAAACCTGTTGTATTAATTGCCACACCAAACAAATCGGTAAGCTCAAATGTATTCGTTGTTTTATTTGCAATGAGATAATTACGCGAGGGCAGCTCTGTCATACCGCCACCGCCATTTACCAAATAAACCTCATCTCCGTTGCTGTAGCCATGACCGTTTGACGTAAACACGCCAGCACTTGCTTTTGTAATTGCAGATATAGATTTTGCACTGCCTGTTAAAACTTGCAGACCATTACGGAAAATCCGCATGTATGTATTACCAAACTCTAGCGCATAGGTATCTGACGTTTTAAACTCAAACGGTATGAGCCTGGTGACGTTTGCACTGGCTTTCACCTCGCCTAGATATTCTGTACCAGGACGCCTGGTTACACCGCCATGAGGCTGCACAACCATATTGGTTAAGTCAGCTAGACCCTCACGGTATTTCGCAATGGTAACTCGACCCTCTAAACGCGGAGATATTTCTCCGGCTGTAAAAGACGATAGAGCTGGTGCAGATCGCGCCATTTATGTTCTCGCTTGTAAAAAGTCGCTTGCCTCGATCTTTTGAGGCGCACCCTCTGTAGCATCTACAAACTTAGCATTTCTCAGTTTGTCGGTGTATTCAGCTGCCATAATTTGTTTAACGGTATTTGATCCAGTGATTGCGTAGGCCAGCTCAAACGCCAGTGCTGATGCAATGGTTTCAACAAGCCCAGCGTCATATTCTTGCGGATCCGTAACACGACCTATATATCGTATTTTTGCAATGCCCTCATCGGTAACAAGCTTACGGCCCTCGATGACATACACAGGGCCACCGGAGTTGCTTGTCATATTGTCATATGGAAACGTTAGAGTGCCATTAGAAAACTCTAGCACCCTAAGACAAAATGGATCTGTCGGGAGTGCGTATTGATAGGCGTAGTCAAAGGATGGTGTATCGCTTTCTCTGGGCAGCTCCACACGCTTTATAAGACAGTTCCAGGGATGCTGGCGAAACACATTATCGCGCACTGAATTATATCTTTGGTTGACCAATCGCGCTGGCTTACTGTTTTCATCAAACGTAGAGATGTTATTAGCGCCAAGCGAATTAAGAGCATAGTTTGCAATATCAACCGTACTAGTCATTTCAATATCCCATAAAAAAAGGGGGGCGCTTTCACGCCCCTCTTAATTAATCAACCACGTATTTGATGGTTACTTCGATAGTACCAGTGCCAGCAGCACCGCCCATTGTCACTGTTACAGCGACACCATTACCGTCAGTGTCAGTTTCTGTTCCAGAACCTAGAGCTAAAGTAGCAAGAATATCTACTTTTTGCGCTGATGTTGACGCAGCTGCTGCTTTGTATGCGGCTGCTGCTGCGCTTACGGCTGTACCAGCTGCATTTGTGTGTGCAGCATAGCCAACTGATAGAGTTGTAGATGAACCCAATGCATCATGTGCAAGTGATCCCTCTAGCAATCTCGCGCCATCTGGCAAGATAAACATCTCAATTACATCACCAGATGCCAGTGAAGATGCTTCATAGACACCATGAGCGCAGCGGATACGACCGCCTAGTTCATTAGCTTTGTTCATCACTGCTGGTGTTGCTCGTGAGTTAGTTCGTTGTGTCGAATAAACTGTTGCCATTTCTCAATCTCCTTATGATTCAGTGCAAGCAATTTCGACTACCTTCACCTCTTCCATGCGCGTAGCACCAAGAGTTTGACAGTAGTAGACTTGCGTTGCGTAGGATTTGTCGGCACGTTCATCGATTTTCGCCATTGGCTCTTTGCCCATAGCTACTTTGACACCATCAGCTGCAAAACAAATAACCTGGCGGTTACTATTTGCATCTGTGGTTAGACGATTGCTTGTGATGAAATTAAAACCCATAAATGAGTTAATCTCGCCTTGAGCCAGTGCTTTTACAGTATTGAAATCAGATGACTTCACTTCTGTTGTGTTTAACAAATCTGTGACTTGCTTTGGTGAAACCACAATGGTTCTAGCAATCGATGGATCAACAGATGCTGCATCCAAAACTTCTTTTGCACTTAGAAGCTTTGCGACTGTTAGACCAGCAGATCCATGTGCGATTTTCTGACCAGCTGGTAATGCAGTTGATGTACTGCCATCTTTGCCAGTTTGCGCTGTACCCAGTGCGGCTGCAATGATCTCATCGTCCATAGCACGACCCATCGCAGCAGCCGCAGCTTTGCCATAAGTTGAGGTTGGATCGATCAGCAAACGTACTTTATCGTTATCGTCGATGAGGTCAGCCCACTCATAGTCAGACATGGTAACCATGCGTCTTGTGTGTGGTGTTTCAACAAGTGGTGTATCTGCATGGCGGCTTGTTTTCTTTACCGCTGCTGTTGATCCCACTTGATCAAAAAAAGCTTTCTCGCCATTCACACTTTCCACATCTACTGCTGTACGTAGCAGCGAACCCATTTGCTGACTAAGCATTTGGATATTTGCAGAAAACTGATTGACAAAAGCTGTAGTGATTTGAGTAGACATAAGTCTCTCCTTTACAGTTGTT